CGTTACCCTACAAAAAAAGAGGAAAAAGAGTTTAAAGAGCTTGAAGAAGAGGTAAAAGGGCTTTTTAAAAAGCTCTCTAAATACGAAAAAGAGTTGCAAAGAATCGAGAAAAAAATCGAATACGCGGAAAAAAGAGAAGATTACGAAACGGCGGAAAAACTGCTTGATATAAAAGAAGCAATCGAAGAAAAAATCGAAAAATTGGCGGACGAGTTTGAGAAAAAAGGCGGGGAGAATTACCCGGAAGAGATAGCGAAGAAGACTTTTGAGCTTTTGGTTGGCGGGGAAGATAAAGAAAGATTAAGAACTTATGCGGAGATGGTCGGATACTTGAAGATTATGAATCTTTTAAGGGAAGAAAGAGACAAAATAGAAAAAAAGCAATAGTAAATATTGCTAAATGCCTGCGGGAAGGTAAGTGTAGCAATCTAAAAGATTTCGAGGTGGTGCTTGCAAATGTTGCCTCTAAATGTTCTATAAGTGCGGGGGCGATGGGAGCAAGCGGATTTATATACGAAAGCGTAAAAGACGAGCTAAGCTGGGCGGGGCTTAGGAAGAAGTTTTATACCCGTCTGCTTATGCAAGTCGGAACGCTTATAGTAATGGAAGAAGAACATTACAAAAAAGCGGTTGTGGAGCGCGGGGAGATGAGCGACGATGAGATAGCGAACGTTTTAAAAACGGCGTTTTTGGTAGAAAACAAAAAGGAGTAGCGGCTTGGCGTACAAAGTAGGAACGGTTCTTTTAGAAATAAAATCCGATACGGCAAAATTAGTGAGCGGAATGGATAGAGCCGAAAAATCTATTTATAAGCTAAAAAGAAGCTTTGCCGACTTGGTAAAAGCCGCTGCCGCAATCTACGGCATTACAAAAACTTTCCAGATGCTTAATTCTATGATAATCGAAACTTCTGCAAAATTTGAAAAATTTTCTTTAATTTTAGAGACGCTTGAGGGTAACAGTAAAAAAGCGCAGGCGGATTTGGAATGGATTAAAAAATTTGCGCAGACTACGCCTTATGAGATAGATAAAGTTACGGAAGCGTTTGTGAAATTAAAGAGTTACGGACTTGACGCACAAAAAGAATTGAGAGTGCTTGGAGATACCGCTGCGGCAATGGGTAAGCCTCTCGATATGGTTGTAGAAGCAATAGCGGATGCGGTTACGGGAGAATTTGAAAGATTAAAAGAATTCGGAGTTAAAGCGTATCAACAAGGCAATAAAGTTGCGTTTACATGGGCGGATGCAAGCGGTAAAGCAAGATATATTGTAGTAAACAATAACAGGGAAGTTATAGAAAGTACGCTTACTGCGATTTGGAACAGTAAATATGCCGGAAGCATGAAAAAACTCTCTAACAGTTGGGACGGCATTATTTCTAATATGAAAGACGCCTGGACGAATTTTAAGGCGGATACTGCAAAATTGTCTTTTGCGGAGGCGAAAAAAGACCTTTTAGTATTAAAAAGTGTTTGGACGGATACGCTAAATGATATGAAAGGACCAGTTGCGGATTTCGAGACTTCTGTCGTTAAGGGATTTAAACAGATTGTGTTAGGTGCGGCGATTTTGGATGATAGTATAAGCGATATTGTTGGGGTTGTTACGCATACGTTTAAAGGCGTTGTTTACGGGATAGAATATATGCTTTATGGTATCCCTGCAGCAGTGGAAGATGCAATTAACGGGGTTTTGGCGTTATTAAATAAACTCCCGGATTGGATTAAAAATAAAATTGGTGTTAAAGATTTTAGAGTAAATATGGGCTGGTCTGTTAAAAGAGATAAATACGCGGACGCAAGCATTAAAGAATTTGCAAAAGTAAAAGAAATTTTTACAGATAATATTGTAGCCGGAAAAACCGGAGAAACTTACGCTTATTGGAAAAAGAAATTTGAAGAGGCGGAGAAAGAAGTTATTGCACAAAGCAATAAAACTTTAAAAAAACAAAAACAAATAGGACAACAGGGGCAATTTAATAGAAGTGAATTTAAACAAAACAATATATCTACTAAATCTTATCTTGATTATGCACAAAGAAAAGCATTAACACAGCAGGCAAAACTTGAAAATAAACTTGCGGATTATGCATATAAACAAAAACTTGCCTTATTAAAACAAATTAATAATGAATATAATAAAACAGTGAAAACAAGACAGCAACTTTTAGATGATTGGTATAAAAAAACTGTACAGGCAATTAATATTTATCTAAAAGGAGAGGAAAAAGCGTCTGCTCTTGCGAAAGTGCAACTTATTTATAAGAAAAAAGAGGCTGAAATACAAAAACAGGACCTACAAAACGCGCAGAAACTTATAGCTAAATATAAAGGCGAATATATAAGTGAATTTGGTACACAGCAGGAGCAGTTAAGCGCCTGGTATAAAGAGCAATACGAATATATACAAAAAACGATTAAAGATGAAAAAGAAAGAGTAAAAGTCCTAAAAGAATTAAATACATTAATGGCGGCTAAAATGAATAAGCTACAAGATGAAAACAAACCCGTTACGGCAATAATGCAACAAGCAAAAGAGCTTATGAAATTATTAGACGCTTATAAAAACGCTGAAACTGAAGAAGAAAAGAATACATATAAAACAATCTTAACCGAAACTTTTGAAGGCAGATTACTTTTTATTGCAGATAAAGCAGGTGAAAAATTTGGATTTAAAGTTAACAAAAATATAGTAGCAGGCTTTTTGCTTGCGGAAAAATACATAAAAGAAGCAGCCGGGATATTTAAAGGCATAGCGGAAGCGTTTTTTAATAGCATGTACGATTCTATAAAAGACAGATACACAGGCCTCATAGACTCCTTACAACAAAAAGTTTACACAAAAGAGCTACAAAGCACGGCATATAACGCATTCGGACAAAGCGGATACGGTGCGGTTGCGAGTTATGAAGGTAGCATTACAAACGTACAAATGTTAAAAACGCAAATGAGCATGTATTACGAGCTTTCTAAAAGAGCGAAAGAGTGGAAAGAATCAATACAAGATACGATTGAAATTGCAGGAACTACATGGGCGGCATTAGGCGCTGCTTCTGGAATGGGGATTAATTCTGTTTCACAAATGATAGATGGAATTAATTTTGCGATGCAAGGGCAAAAGTGGGCCGAAGAAATAACCGGTTTTAAGAACTTTCAGCAAAATTATATAGACGCGGTTGATAAATTTAAACAGGCGGTAAGAGATTTGGCTAAAAGCCTTATCGACATAGCCGGTCGAGTTTACAACTCTATAAAAGATTACAGAAGTCTATACGACAAAATAACCGGTACGAACACTTATAAACTGCAAGAAGAAGCGGAAGCGTTACAAGAAGTTAGTAAATATACACAAGATTTAAGTGTAGATTCTATTGCAAGTTTTACGCAGGATATTTTACAGGCGCAAAAAGATTTCACAGAAAACGCGGTTGTTAGTACAAAAGATTTAGAAAGTCTTACAAGTGCAACGGATTTGTTTAGTAAATACGGACTTGCAATAGATAGCTTAAACGAAAAATTTAAAGACAGCTTGTCCATCGTTGCGGATTTAATTGCACAGCAAAGAGAAGCAAATGACGCTATAAACGATTATATAGCAGAACTTAAAGGAATTGCCGGAGATACTAATTACAACTTAGAATACACACAACAGCAATATGCGATAGCTAAACAGGAATATTTAGAAGGTAAAATTGACAGCAATACTCTTTTAGAAAAAGCAAAAGCTTTTCAAGAGGCTGCTGGGAATAATTCTGATTTAATTAATCTGCTTGCGAATTCGCTTGAAGGCGTTACGCAGCAAAGCACAGAAGATTATTTAAAAGGCATTTTGGAAAGCACGCAAAATCTTGCGACTGTGGGGCTGCCTGATACGAATATAGAGGATTTAACTGCTCCGCAAGAAAATACTCTTGACGCAATAAAAGATACAAACTCTTATTTAGAAAAACTGCTTGATTTGTTTAAAGGCGGTTTTACAGATATGTTTGGAGATGTAATAAATATTTTAAAAGATATTTTAAGTGCGATTGGAAATGTGATTGGGGCAATTTTTAATGTTGCAGGCAATATTATCGGTAGCGTTATAAGTATAGGTGAAAAGTTATTTAATGGTCTTTTTAGTGCCGCCGGCAATATTATCGGTAGCGTTATAAGTATAGGTGAAAAGTTATTTAATGGTCTTTTTAGTGCCGCCGGCAATATTATCGGAAATATTGCAAATGAAATAGGAAAAATTTTGGGTGGTATAACTAGCGCAGTTGGCAGTATTACCGGAGCGATAGGAAACGTTATAAGCAGTATTGCGGATTGGAGTAAAAAAATATTAGACGGAATAGTCGCGGCAGCGGGGAGTATTATTAAAGGTACTTTATCGTTTGCGGTAAACAGTGCGGGAATGATTGTGGATTTAGCTGGGACTGTTATTACGGATGTAAGCAAATGGGCTAGTGATTTGATGGGCGGAGTCGGCGATGCAATCGGCAGTGTTGGAGATGCGCTAGGGAATGTTTTTGGAGGAATAGGCGATGCTCTTGGTGGATTGTTTGCAGAAGGTGGCTTTACCGGAACAGGCACTTATACTGACAGTACTGGCGAAAGAGTAGCCGGTATTGTTCATGAAGGCGAATGGGTTGCCCCTAAATGGATGGTTAATAGCTTTCCTTCTTTGTTTGCAAGTTTAGAAAAAGCAAGGATAACTAAAAGCGATATAAGTATCCCTGCACTCTCAATAGCAAACAATAATGTAAACGTAAGCGTAAATTTAACGGAAATACAAATAACAAATTCTATTCTAAAAGAGCAGTTAAGCTTGCATAGGAAAATGTATAGATTGCTCTTAAAATTTGACGAAGAAGGCATTAAATGCGTTTCTTAGACAGCAGGGATAAGTTTACACTTATTAGCAGCACCGCTTATGTAGAAGATTATCCGGTTTGGGAAAGCGGCACTACATATAATACAGATGATATGGTTATTTATAACAACAGGATTTATAAAAGTTTAGTAGATAACAATGCCGGAAATGAGCCGCCTAATATAGATTATTGGTTTGATGAAGGCGCTACAAATCCTTATAGGTGTTTAGATGAATATGTAAATACACAAACGGAAAATTTTACTGATTTTGAAATGGATTTTGACATTACGGCAAGTAATGCTATCGCCTTTGTAAATACAGAATGCGCTAGAATCGAGCTTTATTTATATGATTCAAGTAACAATTTAGTTTGGGATAAAACATTAACAACCGTAACAAACATTGCAAGCTGGGAAGATTATTTTTTCGGACAGCTTGAATTTATTAATAAATTCTTCGTTTCTTTTCCTTTTGTTTTTAAAGGTTTTTTAAAAGTAAAAATAATCGGGACAAACGTAAAAGTAGGCGTTTTGCAAATCGGTTATTTACAAAATGTCGGGCTAACTCTTATTGATGTAAGCGCAAGTATAGATGATTACAGTAAAAAAGATGTAGACGACAATGGAAACGTTTATCTGCAAGAGGGGAATTATGCGGACAGAACGGAATGTAAAGTTATTTTGGATGACACTTCTTTTAATGTTGTTAAAAAGCGTCTTGTTAATGTAAGAGCACAGCCTATTGTTTGGCTGGCAAGCGAAACTGATAAATATAGAGAATTGAATTTATATGGTTATTATGAAAATTTTGAATTTGAAATAAAAGACGGGACAAAAACCGAATGTAAATTAACACTAAGGGGACTTGTATGATAACACAGACAATAAGCACATTGCCTGTAGTAGTAGGTAGATATGACGCGGATTTTATAGATACTGCTGATAAATTTTTAAACACTTTGCCGGGTTGGGCAAATGAATTAAATACATTTATTACACAATTTAATACGGATTTGGAATGGATAAACACAGCGGCTACAAACGCTTTTGCCGCGGCGAATTTTAAAGGCGTTTGGGATAGTAGTATAGAGTATAAAGCAGGGGGGAGCGTAACGTATAACGGACTTCCTTACTTTGCAATAGAAGATAACACAAACGAACAGCCAGACGCTTCGGATAAATGGATACAGATTTTAACGACAAATGGGGGACAGGTTTATGGAGACCTAGAGTTTACGCAAGATGTTTTAGGTGTGATTTTAATTGATAGAGATGATAATACAAAAAAATACCGCTTATTTATTCAAGGCGGTAACCTTGGAATAGAGGAGGTTTAGTTGACTCCTGCAAGATATGATTTTACGCTAATAACTAATACAACTAACGATATGGAATTTGTATTTGAAGATTTTAATCTTGAGGGGTTAAAGCCAATTTTAATTATAAGGGAATACAACAATAATAATGCAAAAATAATAATTGATTTAACCCCATTTCTTATAAAAACTGATAATTTTACGATTAAAGTTTTACTTCCTCCAAACGCAATAGAAACAGAAAGAGAATACGGTTATTATACGCTTTACTTAAAAGACCAGAACGAGAATGTATATGCGGTATTGAATGGCAGAGTATTTTTTAGGAGATATGCATGACAATTTGTGTAAAAGAAAGTGCAAAAGTGTTAGTGACAGCAAAAGAAGACAGAAAAGTATGTTTATCTATAAAACCTATACAAATAAGTGTAACAGTTGCAAATGCTGGAATAAGGGGCGTAGGTGTCCCTGCGGGCGGAAGGGCGGGGTCGGTTTTGATTAAAAAAACAGACCTCGACTTTGATACTGCATGGGCTGAAGCCCTTGACGGCGGAGAATTTTAAAAAATAAAAGGAGAAGCATATGGCAAATACAATTCTGGTTAAAAGAAGCAGTGCGACGGATGTACCGAGTTCTTTAAAGTTTGGAGAAATAGCTTATTCTGCAAAAAGTGGTAAATTTTTTATTGGTGTAGATGATAACGGGACTGTTGTGGATATAGGCGTTAACAACCTTAGTGATGTGTTACAGCAGTTATCAGATGCTCTTGCAAATAAATTAGATACTACGGCAACAGCAGCGGACAGTGCGAAGTTGGGAGGCAATACTCCTGATTACTATTTGAACATAAATCATGTGGCAAACAGTATTACAAGTGCGGATATAGACAACTGGAATACTGCTTACAATCTTATTGCAAGTGATTCTGACGGGGTAATAGATAAAATACAGGAAATTTTTGATGCATTTAAAGGTATAAGTGATGACGGAAGTTTTAATTTACTTGAAGTATTGAATAGTAAATTAGGGGTAGATAGCACAATAGATGGGGGGACATTTTAGCAATGTCTAATACGATTTTGCTTAAAAGATCTGACGAAGCGGGGAAAATCCCTACTTCAAACGATCTGAATGTGGGCGAATTGGCTATAAACACAACAGATGGTGTTCTTTATACAAAACTTGCTAATGGCAGTGTTGTAGCTATTGCGAAAAGTGTTTTAGAAGACGAAGAAACAGGTAAACATTATTATCTTAAAGTAATAAATGGACAATTAATTTTAGAGGAGGTTTAATATGGCAAGTGGAGATAAGATTTTAGTTGGAAGTAATTTTAATTTTAAAAACAAAATTATTAACGGTGACTTTTCAATATGGCAGAGAGGGACAAGTTTCAGCACATCTACTGCTAATGATCTTCCTTATACTGCCGATAGGTGGAAAATAGGCTATCACCCAGAAGATGCAGAAGTTACAGTAGAACAAGCAGAATTTGGATTAAAATTTACAAATAATCAGACTTCTGATAATAGTTCAATAAAACAATTAATTGAACCTAACATTATGCCAGAATTATTATCTAACAACGGAATATATTATTATACTTTATCATATCTTATGAAAAATGAGAATTTAGAAACAGATTATTCAACTCTAAGTGCTATTGCATTTAGAGTTGAATATACAGATGGAACAAGCTATCAATTTCCTGCTACTGTTGGAACAAATGGGGATAAACAAACTTGGTTAATAACAGTAGATACGAATAATATTGATTATACTAAAACAATATATGCTTTTTCAGTAGAATTATATCTCAAACCTTCAACAACATACATTTATGAAGTTCAATTAGAAAAAGGGAAATACGCTACAGAGTTTGAAGTCGTTCCTTATGATATTCAGTTAATGAGGTGTTTGAGATATTATGAGCAGGGGCGATTTGTAAACCAACGATTCTGTGGATCTGCGAGTAATTATGGGAATGATGATGTTAAATTTTATGTTAGAAAAAGAACTATTCCTTCTATGAAGATAGCTCAAAATAATTTTGCCAATTGTTCATATTTAGGTGTTCAAGTTATGAGTGAAGATTCTTTTCATGTTAATGTAACAACGAGTGAGGCGATAGATATTTTAATAGATTTTAATTTCGAAGCAGATGCAGAACTATAAAAGGAGATAGCAAAATGATAAGTATTAATCAAATAGAAAAAGTTCAAGAAATTAGAAACTGGGATACAAATGAATTAACAGGGTATAAAGTGAACGATACAATTTTCGTTCCTATTGATAACGGGAATACAATGTATAGGAACATACAAGAATGGGTTAAGAAAGGAAACACAATAACCCCTGCTTATACAGATAAGGAAAGACTTGCATATTTGAAAAATCAGTTATATAGACAAATTCAGAACATTGCAGACACTAAAACAAAAGAAGCTAAAAATTATATCGCTCAAATGAATATGACACAAGACCAGTGGGAAAGATACCAGATTAAATATCAAAAAGCAAAAGAAGCAGTGGATTCAGGAGACTACTCATATTTTGATGCAGAAGCTTCGTTGGTGGATGGAATAACTGCAGAAGATTTAGCGAAAGCAGTAATAAATGCTTATGAAACAGCACAATCAGCATTTGCGAATTTCGTTCAATTGATTGAGGTGTATAGAAGAAAAGCAAATAAAGAGGTTGACGGTTTACAAAATGTAGATGAAATAAATTTAGCAAAAGAGTATTTAGAGAAAGCAAAAGCATTTGATGAAAATACAACCGAAGATGATATTAAAGTATTGTTCGATGAATTTGAAACGGCATTAAATGATTTAAGAAACTCAAATACTGATTAATAAGGCGAAAATATGAAAATAAAATATTCAAATTTTAAACTTCAACCTTTACGTAATCACAAATTTAAACTTATTGAAGAAGTTAAATATAAAGATTTAATAATCCCGAAAAACTTCCGCACAGATGGAGCTTCTGTCCCAAGAATGTTTTGGAGCATATTTCCTCCTAACAGGACGGATTACTTGCCTTGTGCGATTATTCACGATTACCTGTGCGATAAGGGCGAATACAAAAAAGCGGACGAGTATTTTAGAGAATGTCTAAAAGAGATAAGTGTTTCAAAAGTAACGAGATGCGTTTTTTATTATGCAGTTCGGATATATCACAAATTAAAGTATAAGGAGTAAAAAATGTTACCTATTTTGGGAATGCTTGCGAGTGCAGGATTAGACTTGGTAAATAAGTTTATAGACGCAGGGAAAGATAAAGCGGTTGAAGTAATAAAAGAAAAAACGGGTATAGACTTAACACAAAAAAAAACACTTTCGCAAGAGGATATACAAAAACTTAAAGAGTTTCAAGAAAAAGAGAAAGAGTTTTTATTGAAACAAATTGAATTGGCAAATCAGGACAGGGCAGATGCGAGAAGTATGCAAAGAGAAGCTTTAAAGCAAGATAGTTGGTTTGCCAAAAACTTTATATATCTATTCGCAATAGCTTGGAGCGTTTTTGCTTTTGCGTATATTGGATTTATTACGTTTGGAAATATTCCACAGCAAAATATAAGATTTGCAGATACTATACTTGGATTTCTACTTGGGACAGCATTAGCGGGTATTTTACAGTTTTTTTATGGAAGCTCTTTGGGGAGTAAGATTAAAGACGAAAAAATGTTTGAAGGTAAGTAAAATGGTTTTAAGTTTAGAACATACGGTTGCTTTTTTTGTTGGCTCTATTATATTTAGTGCGGGTGGCGCTTGGTTTATCGTTAAAAATACCGCACAAAAAGCGGATACGGCAAATAGAAAAGCCGATGCGGTTGGAAAAAAAATTGACGATATGAGGAATGAGTTGATTGAGATGAGGACAGCTATTGATAAGGATTTGAATTCTTTAAAAAGAGAAATCGAAATTGTAAACGAATCGCACGTAACAAGTAAAGATATTGAGAGATTTGTAACAAAAAAAGAATGCCAAGCAAGGTTTTCAGGTGTAGTGCAAAAAAGCGAACTTGATTTGATTTTAGAAAAACTTGACTTGCGATTCACTCATTTAGAGCAAGACAATAAAGAAATAAAAAAAGACATCAAGGATATACTTAAAATATTGAAGGAGAGAATATGAACGTTAAAGATTTTATAATCAAACACGAAGGGCTTAGACTTAAACCGTATCTTTGTCCTGCCGGCAAACTTACAATCGGCATCGGCAGAAACATCGAGGATAACGGAATAAGCGAAGATGAAGCGTCATATATGCTAAACAACGATATTAAAAGATGCGAAAACGAATTAAGAGAGATTTTCCCGAATTTCGATGAACTTCCGGAAAACGTTAAAATCGCTCTAATCGATATGATTTTTAATTTAGGTAAACCGAGATTTTTACAATTTAAAAAGATGATACAGGCGGTAAAAGAGGGGGATTTTAAAAAAGCGGCGGAAGAGGCTAAAAATTCAAGGTGGTGTAGGCAAGTGGGGCAAAGGTGCGAAGATGTTTATAACATGCTAACAAACACTTAGTGAACCCTCAGAGAAGGGCTTTGGAGAGATTAATCTATTAAATCTCCTTTAGCTTCTTCAAGAGTTTCAAAGTATTGTAAAGGCTCTCCGTCAATGTCAAGTTCATACCAATCAAGCTCAGGGATATAGTTTATTAAAGTTCTTCCTGCTTCAGTTTCTGTGTCAATTATGTTATGTTTTTTAGAAGATTGAACTTCTTTAATTACAATATAGTTTTTATCATGCGCTGCTAAATCGTTGCAGTCTATATCTTCAACTTCAAACTCAACATATAAGTCAGCTTTTTCATTGTCAACAGCTACACTTCCTATCATTTCATCAGTATCAATAATGTCATTGCATACATCTACATCATAGAAGTCATACCCTGTGGCTTTTCTTATTTTTTCGCTTAGTTCTAAAAGTGTCATTCTCATTTTCATCTCCTTTTTGTTTTTTCTTAATGCTATTATACACCTATTTGGTATAAATGTCAAGAGCTTTTATGTAAAATATGTATAAATATGTAAAAATTTGCGAATTATATGTATTTGTTGTGCTATAATTACACTAAATAAGTATAAGGAGGATAAAATGTTTAAAGTACCTTTAAAAGAAATAGAAAGAAAATTTAATATCCCTTACCGCACAATTCAGAATTTTAACGAAGCGGAAGGATACAGGAAAGAAGTTGTAAATATTTTTAGTGACCTAATAATTTTAGAAGAACTCGCAAAAAAAGATATAGAAAAATTTAAAGAGGCGGAAATTCCTTACATAACAGAGGGGATAGACAATTATTTAACAGAGATTTTGTTAAATAAAACCGAAGCATTAAATCAGGCACTTACGGAGCTTATAAAAGATAATAATAAAATAAAAGAACTTACAGAAAATGCAATGCTACAAGATTTTTTAGAGCCGGAAGAAATAAAAGCTACACAATATAGAATAGATAAGTATTTAGATAAATTAAGTAGATACTTTCTTGTAAAAGATCTTTTCGAAGAAACATACAATTATTTAAAAAGTGTAAAAAAAGAAGGCAAACATGTCTTAAAAGATTAACCCTTCTTTCTTAATTTCTTATACCTGCTCTGCACACTTCCGATAGTCCTGTTTAACTTTAGGGCTATCTCTTTTTTTGTTAGTTTATTCCAGTTCTGCAATAAAAATTCGTCCTCTTCTTTAGAATAGGGCGTTTTATAAGTGTTGCTTTGCATACTAATCTCTCTTGCGTTATCGTTTTCTTCTTTAAAGCGTTGTAACTTCTGTAATTTTCTTTTTTCGTTGTAGTAAATTTCAGGGTGTTCTTTTCTATATTGTCTTTTATATTCTCTGTATTTTTCTATATGCCTGTTATATGTTTGCCTAACATTGTAATTATTTTTACATCTTTTAGAGCAAAAATATTTTTTGCTATCTGTTGTTACAAATGTTTCTCCGCAGTTTTTACATTCTCTAACATAATATTGCTTTTTCTCTCTTGCGTATTTTCTTTTTTTATACGCTAAATCCCTGCATTTTTTAGAACAATAAACCTGATCTTTACGTTTAGGCTTAAACGCTTGTAAGCAGTGCGGGCAGATTTTAAGCATTTAGGAACCCCTCCCACCATTCGAGCAGTTTTCGTCTTTCTTCTAAAAAGTCACTACGCATATAAGCCCTTGTAACTTTATTTCCGATGGCATGTGCAAGCTGTGTTTCTATTACTTCGCTGCTAAATCCGTGCTCTTTTTGCTTTTCGTAACAGATAGTACTAAAAGAAGTCCTAAATCCGTGCGGCTTATGATTTTTAATGCCTAATCGTTTTAGATACATTATAAAAACATTTTCACTTAAAGGTTTTTTAGGGTCTGCAGGAGAATAAAATACATACTTAGAGCGCTTAATTTTATGCGCTTCTAAAAGGATATTTTTTAGAGTTTCCGTTAAAGGCAGTCTAAATTCTTTTTTATTCTTCATTTCGCTCGCGGGAATAATTACTATATCTTTGTCTAAATCTACCCAGCTCCATTCCATTTTTCTTACATTTCCGCTTCTTAGCGCTGTTAAAATTAAAAATTTAAGTGCTAATTGTGTTATTTTATATACGCCTTCTACTTCAAAAAGCATTTTTACTAAATTTTTAAACTCTTCTTCGTTTGTGATTGCTTCTATATGCTTTTCTTCTCTTTTAGGCAGCAATTCGTTTATATCTATCGCTTCGCATATGTTGTATTCTACATAATCTTTATGCATTGCAAAGCGAAATATTTGCTTTATAAGCAAAAAGACTTTTCTTCTTAATTCTACTTTATCTCCCGTTTTTGCTTTAGATAGCGTTTTCTTAACTATATTATCTAAAACTGCATTTATATCTGCTTTTGTTATTTCCCTTATATCTTTATCTCCTAAAATATCTAATATATAGTTTTCTAATTTAGCGGTCTGATCTTTAAAGTGCTTAATGCTCCATTCCTGTTTCTTTATCCGCATAAACTCTTTTGCAACTTTTTTAAATGTTTTAATTTCTGCTGCTTCGTTATTTTGCAGTCTGCCTTTAACCTTTATCGCTTCCTCTCTTGCTTTTTGCAAGGATATGTAAGGGTATTCGCCTAATGTAATTGTCTTTTCTTTTTTGTCTTGTCTGTATCTTATACGCCAAATTTTTTTACCTGTCGGCCGCACGTCTAAGTAAAGCCCGTTTATATCGAATAATTTATACGCTTTCTCTTTAGGTTTAGCCACTTTAATCTTCGTATTCGTAAGCATTTTTGCTTCCTTTAGGGGTAAAATTTTTTGTTACAAATTACGTTACCCAAAATCTTACCCCGTTTTTTAAATTTTGTAAAGATTGTTCAGATTTGTTTAGATTTGTAGTATTGTAGAATTTAGCCTTATTTTAGGGGATTTTGTTTGTAGAAATTTTTGGAGATTTTTCTTTTTGGTGGAGGTGTCGGGAGTTTAACGAAAACGGATAAAAAGCGGGAATTTAGGGGATAATAAAAGATATATAAATTTTAATTTCCTAAATTTTTACCCCGTTTTTGTAATTTCGCTTTCGTTTTTTAGATAATTTAAAACGTCTATCTTCCTATATTTTCTCTTTCCGTTTCTTATAATATATCCAATTTTGTCCTCTCTTGCAAGTTTATCTAAACTTTCAGGCGTGCAGCCTAAATATTTAGCAGCCTGTTCGCGTGGAATTATACTATACAAATCGAGAGGGTCATTTGTTTTTAATTTTTCTATCTCTTCTAAAAGCGGCGTTATAACTTCCAATACCGCTTCTTTTATTTCTTCTTTCGTAGGGATTTCGATAGGCATTTTAGTCTCCTTCTAAATCAAATCTACCTGAATTTAAAATATCACAAATTTTTTGAGCATCTTCTTCTGTTTTAAAATACACTCTATCAGGAAAATAATAATAATCAGTTACACTTGTAACAAATTGTTTATCATATTCTTCTGCTAAATCTTTTTTGATGGTCCAATTATTTTTACTTTCATTAAATTCATATCCTCTACTATCCTCACATTCTTGGTCTCTTAATGCTAACAATTTTGCGAATTTTTTAATCTGTTTTAATGCTTTTTCTGCTGTTTCTCTATCGTTTCTTCCTATACCCGTTTTTACACCTCTATAATCAAACATTGTTACAACTCTGTTTTCTTTTAAACAAATCAAATACTTATCTTCTTTTAATTTAATTTTAGGTCTTTTAGGAATTTCAAATTTAACTTCATCCCAAAAAAGAGTTTGTTTTACTCTGCTTTCTTTTTTTCCTTCATAGTCATACCAAGATACCTTATCAACAGAATTAAATTCAACAAAAATAGGATAAAAACTACCTTCAATTTTTGTAACTTCTCCCCATCCAAACTCAAAACTCCAAACTCTGTCACCTGTCTTAACTCCTTCAAAATAACTCATTGTTTCTCCTTTTTTTTAAAACGGTATTGCATCCTCGTCAATATCAACTTCCGGTATATTTGCTTGACTGTTGTTTGTCTGAGGGGGTGCATAATCCGCACTTTGCCCGTAGTTTCGGGCTTGATTTGTTTCACCGTTGTTTGTTTTGCAATCCATAAACTGCACTTTCTCTGCTACCACAACGTGTTTGCTGCGCTTTTGTCCGTCGTTGCCGACCCATTGTTCAAACGCCAGCCGTCCCTCGACTAAAATCCTTTTGCCTTTATGTAGAAACTGATTTGCAATTTCCGCCGAACGTCCGAATACCTTTACGTCAATAAACATAACTTCCTGCTCCTGCTGTCCGGAAACATCTTTGTAGGTCCTGTTCGTAGCTATTCCGAAGTTTGCAACAGCAGTCCCGGACGGAAGATATTTAAGCTCTACGTCACGGGTGAGGTTGCCGACTAAGATTACTTTGTTAAACATCACAATTCCTTTACAATTTTTGCATCAGGCTCGCTTTTTAATAAATATCTGCGGGCACTATTTTTATTTGTAGAAGTAATTTGCACTTCGTATAATTTGCCCTCTTTTTCTATTACAAATTTAAAAACTTTCATTTGCTCTCCTTATTAAATTTTCCCACTCTTGTCTTATTACGCTCATTTCTATACCATTCTGCCCCGCAAGTTTAAAAACAAACTCTATATGCTGCACCAGCTCGGAGTTGCTTATATCCCGTGTAGAAACAGGATAGCCGTTGTCGTTGCGGGGATAGTCTGAATTTACGATTTTTAAAAGCTGTTTGAATCCGTAAAAAGTAAGGCCCCGAAGATATAATACTCCGAAGCCTTCAACTTTTAGCTTTATTGGGGCTTTTAGGAAAAACTCACGCAACTGGGCGTGATAAAACCGGTTAAAGTTTTGAGAGATTTTCATTATCCGCCCATTGCCTCAACTGTTTGTGTCTCTTCTAAATAAGTTCTTATCAACTGTTTTAGTTTTACGTCTTGTTTTAATAGCGTTTCTTTAACTTTGTCATCCGTAAGCTCATAACCCATGTTTCTCATCCAATTTGTAAAATCTCCGAGGTGGCTTTTGTCCACACCTTCTTTTACGATAAAAGCTAAAAACTCTTTTTTAACGTCTTTTTGCGATTGTTTCTGCGGTTTAGGGAATTTTTCTTGCGTATTATTAGTGCTTTTACCAGCCGCAGCGTTTCCGTCATCGTCTTCCTGTGGAAGGTTTAGCAATGTCACCAATGCGTCTCTTCTCGCATAAGTGGTAGCCGCTATATGCTTTTGCGGGTCTGTTTGGTCTTTTGCTATTATAGGCGAAAAAGTTTCTTCATAATCACTCGGATTATCAATATCAATAACTTTTAAATTAATAACCCATTGCCCTATATCTTTATCAAAAAACTTTTTTTCAGACAATCTTAGCCCATTCATACTCAAAGGCTCTTTTATGTCTGCTAAAATACTGTTAACATCTGCGTATAAACTATTATAATACGGGTTTTTCTTATCCTTTTTAATTGCTCCCATAGTTGTAAAAAAGTTAGACATTTTTTGGTGGAATGTTAGTTTTTTATCACTCATACTATATCCTTAATAATTTGTCTTATTGTTTCTCTATTTGAATTAAACTTTTTTGCCATTTCAACACAAAAACTTTCATTACTTCTATGCTCATTTTCTTTGTATGTTTCTTTAATTTTTTTAATTTCATCTAATTTTATTTTGTATTTTCTCCAAACCGGCTCTAAACCACACCTTCTAACTAATCTTAAAATAGTGTGTCTATCCAAACCTGTCAATTCACTAAGTTCCATAGCTTTAAAATACCCACTTGTAGCAGCTTCTATAATGTCATCAAGTTCATCTTCCGTTTTACCTGTTTTTGTTATAGTTTCTTTCCATTTTGCGTTAACGTTATATTTGTGAACAATCCGTGAAATATTTTCTTTTTTCGTTATCCATCTGCAATTATTAGGCTCATAATTTCCGTCGTTATCAATTCTGTCTATTTCAAGTCCTTCTTTGTAACCATTTTTTAAAGCCCATTCACAAAACTTACTAAAATCATTTTTCCAAACGTCACACATTTTGATGCCTCTCGCTCCATAATCTTTAAATGATTTCTGATTTTTGTTATAACATCTTCTTTTAATTCCACACCAAACGTTATATAATTTTCTATATTTTTTACTTAATCCATGAGTTCTAAGATTCGTTGTCTCACTTCTCTGCTCTGCGCTGCATTTATAACATTTAGTTGATTTATTTGTTTTTATATTATATTCATAAACTTCATACTTGTTGCCGCATAAAGTGCATTCCGCTATTACATAGTGTTTTTTATTAGAATTTTTAATTATTTTCCAATAATTTTTCATCTTTTTTCCTTTTTTTGTTTATTTTTACTTGTTTAGGCGTAGGCGTTACAACTTCCTCATAGTGCGCTACACCTAGCTTAACAAGCGCTTCTTTGTCTACATCAAGGACGAATTTTTTAGACTTTCTCTCACTTTCGGGCTTGATTGTTACGGACGACACATAAGTACCTTTTAGTTTGTCTATTCCGTTAGATTCAAGCCATTCGGCTACTCTTTCGCTAACTTGCGTCTTTTGCTCCTGCATTTCTTTTATCTTCTCGTCAATCGCTTTTTTATAGTTCTTTAACTTTTCAATTTCGTCATCTATATTTTGCAAGCCAAACGCAATATAATCCGCAAGCCCTTGTTCTATCGGCAACCCTTTCTCCTGCAACTCTTGTGTTTTATATTCAAGCACAGCTCCGACTTCGTCAGGAGCGATTACTTCTAATCGTGTATGTTTTCTTTGTAATACAGCTAAATCCATGCTTTCTCCTTAAATGTTATAAAAGCCGTCGTAACTTTGTATTCTCCAAGAGCGGTTTGAATAATTTTGTCGCTCTCTCCTTTCAAGCTCTCTTAGTTTTTCATCTAAGATAAGTTGTTTTTTGTTTTCTTTTTTGTTATTATTTTTTGTATTCATCTTTTTATCCTTTCTGTTATAATTTCAAACGTGTAAAACTTAACTTTTCGGACGATATAATTAAAATCGTCCGGATCTTGACCTGTGCTCTCTATAAAATCCCTTGCGGCACTTTCCGCTCTTTTTTCATCTTTACAGTTTACTTTAAGAATGTATTTTTTACCCATCTCAGATCCTTTCAAAAGGCGTTTGTTTAAGATTCGCAAAGCCATATTTTTCCTGCATCTTTTGCAACATTTCTGCTTTTAATTTATAAGCCAATTCCGTTTTTAATCCGAAAGTTTCATCGATTTTATAATTTAATTCGCTGTCCAGCTTTTTATTTAAAATCGCCTCCGCTTTTTTGCGCAAACGATAAAAATATTGCTCGCTAAATCCCGTGATTTCGCAGAACTCTTTTGCTTTTATGTTTATATTGTTAAGTAGAAGAATTAAAGCTCTGTTTGTACTCATTTCAACTCCTTGCTACATATAATTACTCGGAAACTTCCAATTATCAACAACGTCCGCGTTTTCGTCCGACCACTTTTTGTTTTTACGCCTCTGTACTATGTCGTAGGCTTTTAATAAAGCATACGGTGCGATAATTGCCGACACTAACACACACGCGATAAGTAAGTCCATTTTCTCTCCTTTTTTTTGCTTCTTGTTTCATTCTTGCCGCTTTTAATTTTGCGCGGTATTTTTTAGTTAAAGGGGTCATTTTTGTCCTTTATTTCTAATAGGAATATATGTTACTCGTCCATAAGAGTCTTTTTTAACTACACATGAACATTTATGTCCTGTTTTTGCTAATCCTCTGTCGTAACTCAAAAATTCATCACCCTTGTAACACATTATTTCTGCGCTATTTCCAACTATCATACGACAATAATTTTTACTAAAGACACCCGCAGACAAATGTGTGAAAACTATTAAAAGCGCAACAAGCGTCCCTACTAACAGGGCTACATATTTATTCATTCGCTCTCCTTTATTTTTTCTCGGCAGCGGCGGCCGCGAATCCGCAACCCTTACCGCCTTACGTGAGGGCGGCGAGAAAGGATGAAAAAAGGGGTATCAGGAAATCATCCGCCCTCGCGTAAAACGGTAGGTTTAACAATAGGCTTTCAAAGAGCTTGCTATAATTAGCAGTTGAGTGCGGGGAAATTTTAAGGAGCGCATAAATGAAAATAACTTACGATGAATTTATACAACTAAAACGTGAAGTTGAATCCCTTAAAAAAGAACTTGAACGTTGTAAGAAAAACGCTTCCGCAGCTGCTTATAATGCAGCAGTAACTCTTTTAGAAGATTTAATTAAAACTGGAAACGTAAAAGTAACCGAAAAAGCATTTGAAAATATTAGTGCCGATATTTTGGAAACCACTCGGAAGCCTTTTGAGGACTGATTCCGAGAAGCTTGGCATGCAGTTTGATTCTTCGCTTATAGTTTAAGCGACTTTTATATGCGGCTGCTAATAATTCTTTTTTGGAACGACCAATTCTCATATCAAAACCTTTCTCCCCGCACTCAACAACCAACTTTCAATCATCTCACACCCGGTTGGGTGTTTTGGTAGTGCTATTATAAGAAAATTTCTTACACAATGTCAAGAGATTTGAAAGAAAAATTCTAACTTTTTGTAAAAAATATTCTTTCGTTAGTTTAGATATAATGTCAGAAACTTATAAAAAGGAGAAAAGATGAAAAAAATTTTATATTTAATTTTATTTAGTTTAATTGGAATGTTTATATATATGTTTAGTTTAATTAATGTGAACGATTCTAGCCAAAGCCAAAAAAAACATAATTTAATAATTGAAATAAACAAAAACAAACAATTACAAATAATAAAATATTTTAAAAGCGAAAAAGAACCAAATGTTAGAGATGCGGTTTGGAGAAATAAAAATGTTTTAGCTCTTGCGGTAAATAACGGATATGATGAAAAGGGTTACGCTGAATATGTATGTGTTACTTTATATAACAACTTTCATGTTAATAAAATTTGGATAGAATTAATAAATTGGTACGAAATGCTTAAAGCAAAACAATTAAAAGTAAAAACAAGATATTTTTGTAATTTACATAAATAAGTTTTATAATTTACTTGTAACTTCCAAACATTTAGCCATCCTAACTTCATCCCCTTCTTTTATTGCAATCGGTGGATATTTGTCATTAAGCGGCATAAGCATTACAGGTTTTCCGTTTTCATCCATTATCACTTTTTTGATCCCACTTTCGCTACCGTTAATCGTATAATGTACTATATTTCCGTTATCGATATAAGCTTCTCTATCGCATAAAACAATGTCGCCTTCTTTGATTTTAGGGAGCATACTATCGCCTACCGCTTTTACGTAATATCTGCCTTCTTTGTAAAGATGTTCAGGAACAGGATACATCTCAAATTCAGAATTTTCATAAAAATGATTTGTAGGAACACCGCAACTTGCTTCGCCTATTATAGGCAGATAATGAGTTACAGGAATTTCTTCACCTAAAAGATACAAAATATTTACATTAAAATAATTAGCGATTTTTTTTAGTATTTCTAATGGAATATTTGCTTTCCCTTTAAAATAATCACTTATTCTTACTCTGTATTTTGCTGGAACAGGCTCATTTTTAGGTATATCAAAAATAATCCTTGCAAGGTCTGCATTATTCATATTGTGTTCTTTCATTAATTTTTTAATTACATCAATAGTATCCATCTTAAATCCTTTCGTTAGATTTTTTCCTACATTATACAATATAATAAGTAAGAAAAATACTTGCGTTTTGAATTTGAATCTGCTACAATACGAAAGAATAATTCTTACAAAGGAGAAAATATGGAATATCCGCACAGGGCGCAAGTGTGGGAGTGGAAAACAGGTAAGGTAATCCCTAAGCCTAAGACACTGCAAAAATTACCGGATGAAAAATTAAAAGAGGAACTTGCGGCATTAGCAATTAAAAAATATTTGCCTTTTATTAAATCAAAAAAAGTCAAAAAGGAGTTGCTAAATGATTAAAAAAACTTCATATGTAGCTTATCAAGAGCTAAAAAAAGAAGGGAAAGAGCTTTCTCAAAAAACAAAAATATTTCTTTATATAAAAGAAAATCCAAACGTATCGCGAACACAAATAGCGAAAGCTTTAAATTTAGGAATTAATGCAGTTACAGGAAGAGTAAATTTGCTATTAAATCAAGGTTATTTAGAAGTTGCAGAAATAAGCCCGTGTCCAATCACGGGCAAAAAAGTTGAAAAATTAAGAGTAAGCAATTATAGCATAAAAAAGGCAGAAAAATGAACTTTTTTCAAATGCCTAACTTTTTATGGGATATGGATTTAGATATTTATGAAAGAGCTGTTTTGACTCATATTGTCAGAAAAACTATCGGCTGGGGGAAAACGACTGACGGAATTAGTTATTCACAATTTCAAAAAGCTCTTGGGATAGGAAAAAGAAAAATTATTGAAACTATAAAAAAACTTGAAGAAAAAGAAATCATTCAAGTGACTAGGCAAAAGAATGAAAAAGGGCATTCAGTTAATTTATACAAAATCCATGATGAAATTATTAAAAAAGCTAACTCTGACCTTGTATCTGAGGGAAACAAGGGTTGTATCCGAGAGGAACAAGGGGTTGTATCCGAGAGGAACAAACAAAATACATCTATAACAAAAAACACTATTACAAAAGAAAAAGAAACTTCTGAAGAAAAACTAACTCTCTTAGACTTAGTTGATTCCTTTCTAAAAGAATTATCCTCTAAAAGCAACATAAATTTATTAAGACTTAAAAACAAATATGAAAGAGTATTTTATGAACTTAAAAAATATTACCCGCTTGAAGAAATACAAGAGGTAATTAATTATGCTCTAAAAGAAGAAAAGTATTTGCCTACGCTAACAAATCCATCTTTTTTAAGCAATTCGTTTGAAAATATAAAAGTAGTTAAAGATAAAACGCTACAAGAGGAAGAAAGATGGTATTAGTAAACGAAGCTATTGTCGCATATCAGAGGGGGATTATAAACGGGTTAGCTCAAGAAACTTTTAATCCTGATGAAATTAATAAGAGATTTGAAGTTTGCGAGAAGCTTATCCCTAAATACAAAGATTACTTTACGTCTAAACAACTTGAGATTATGAGATTAATTTATGCAGACGCTAAGAGATACAATCAAGACGGTCATGTTGCTTTCGGATTAAGCGAAGCGAATATAAAACTTCTTTTAGTGAAGTTTTCACATTTAGAAGAAGAGCTTATGGAAGTTTTAGGGACAGGAGCAAGACCTGTAGAAGTAATTGAAGAAGATTTAAAAATGCTTGAAAAACTAACAATCGAAAACAGACTTTTAGGAGTTAAGAAATGAACAAATTAGCATTAGTTGAAAAAATAAGAAAAATAGAGCTTAAATTAGCTCACGGGCATTTTTCTACGCTTGAAGAGAAATTTGCTCTGCATGACGAACTTGAAAAGTATTCAAGGATTTTAAGAGATATTCAACAGAAAGAGGAAGATTCAGAGCCGTTTATAAGTGCTTATGATTTACTTAAAAGTCCTCCGCCTGTAATCGAAACGATACCTACGGGGATAAAGGCAATTGATGATAATTTAGGTGGGATAGTAAAAGGTGCTTTTATTCAGCTTGCAGCGGCGAGCGGGGCAGGGAAAACGACTTTGATGGTAAAAATACTGTCTTCGCTTGCTAAACACGAAAAAGTTGTGCATTTTGACTTTGAAATGGGACAAGTGAAAATGCATAGAATGCTTAGTAATTATTTAAAAACCGATACGCAGAAAAAAAATTACAAAATTGATTTTACGCACAATACGCTTGATGCCTTAGTAGACAAGATAATGATTGCAAAAGAGATGGGCGTTGAGATATTTGTGATTGACAGCATGATGAAGATTATTACTGATGATAAAAATCGTTATGACGCTGAAAGAAGAATAAGCGAGAAACTAAGCGAAATAACCGCAAGACATAATAAAACTATCGTATTAATTAATCAGTTAAGCAAAGAAGCTTTAAAGGAAGGTAGAGGCGGATTAAAAGGCAATATTGAGCAAGAATACAATAGCGACATAATCTTACTTCTGCAAAAGAGAGCTTTGCCTAAAGAAAAACCTGAAGATATACAAAGATTTGATGAAACTAAAAGAAAACTTGTATGTTCGAAAAATCGTTTTGGTGACGTGTTTGAGGCTATTATCGAAAGGGAAGAAGTTATGCCTGAAAAAAATTATGAACACACAACCGCACAGGTTGTAGAGATGCCGACAATTTAAGAGTAAAAATCTTATGTTAAGAAAGGAATTAAAAATGTGGGTACATACAAAAGCTTATAAAGCAAGAAAACAAAAAGCGGAAGCAAAAGAAAATAAAGTTTTAGAAGTTTTAGAAAAGATGCCTAAAAACAAAGAAGGGTTTGTTGTTACGAATTTTAGAGTTTTAGCAAACAGAGCTGGAATTGCTTACGGAGCGATTGCAAGTGTTGTTAAAAGACTTGAAAGAAAAGGATTTGTAGAAGTTAGTGAGAGTTTTAAATACGTTTCAAGTAAACATGAAAAAGCGATAAAGGTTTTGAAATGAGAAATGAATATTTAGTGCTTTATGCAATAGCAGATTTGTTTATTTATCACCTTATTAACTCTGAGGTCGCGAAAGTTATTGAAGGCGAAATAATTGTCCAGGTGCCGGAATATAAATTAAGCAAAGCCGACAGAGCGATAATGAAAGACATGTTTGCGATATTGCAGTTTCTAAATAAAGAGTTCACGGAAGTGTCTTTTAAAGCTATAAAAGCTAAATATGAGAATATTCTCAAAGGATTTGAAAACAACCGTTTCGTGAAACAGGGCTGGGCTGCATTGCCTGCAGCGTTAAGTATATACAGCGAATACGTAAAAAATAACGACAGAAAATTTAAAGTGCATAAAAACAGAGTAGCTAAACTTACAGAGCTTGTAGCAAAAGAAGCGCAGGTTGAGGGCGAGGGAGAATACAGACATTTAAGCCCGCTGATTTTAAATTCGTATCAGTTCGGGGAGATGATTTACAGACAAATTACAGGAGAAAACGATGTTAGAAAAAGTGCTTAATAAAATCGGAATTTATACCGCAAAGCAATATTTAGCTTTGCAAGCGGATCTAAATGCTTTTAAAGAGCGCAACGGGTATCTAAGGCTTGCATTAGATGCAAAAGAAGATGAAATAAAAAGACTTGCCGGAGCGTTACAGGCGAGCGAGGAGGCGAAAGCGAACGCTTTAACGGAACTTAAGAAAATAAGAGAGAAATATATCAGAAGGGTTAAAGGGAGGAAGATATGACGAGGGAAGAAGCGTTGAAATTTATTTTAGAAAATTCACGTGAAGATTATAATAATCACAGTGTCGTTATGCCTGTTGAAAAAGCAACTGAATTAAAAAATAAAATCTTTGATTATTTCGAAAAAGAAAGAGTTTGTAAGAATTGTAAATATTACAAGAAAAAAATAGATATGTGCGGAAATATGGAAAATGGCGCAATGAATGGTGGTTCCTTTATGTTGGTAAGTGAAGTTTTTGGTTGTAATAGATTTGAAAGGAAAGAAGATGAAAGAGATTAAGTTTCGTGTATGGGATGTTTTAAACAAAAGAATGCTTGATTGGGGAGATATATTTAATTTACCTGCTTGGGAAATTTTCCCGGGGACACCTGAACAAAGAGCTTTTGAAGTAATGCAATATACAGGACTAAAAGACAAAAACGGCAAGGAGATTTATGAGGGGGATATTTTAGCGGTTACAGTCGAAAGGTTTAAAGACCAGAAAAATAAAATAGAAAAAGCGGTTGTGATTTGGGAAAACGGAGGGTTTAAAGTGAAAATGTTTCCTCAACCGCAATTTATTCGCATGAGAAAACCGTATTTAGAAGATTATGTAATTAAGTGGTTAGGACTTGAGGTAATAGGAAACATTTACGAAAATCCTGAGCTTTTGGAGCAGGGAAAATGAAAATCTACAAACACGACAAAAGATTTGCAATCAAAGAAACACCTTACGGCTGGATTGATGTTTTGGTTAAGGATGAGTTTACGGGCGAGTATAAAGTTGAATATAAAGTGATTGATTTAGAGGCAGCTTATCAGGTTGTTTATTCGCTTAGCGGTAAAAAACAGTTTGTGACTGATGAAGATTTTGAGGAGGCGGAATGATAACTTTACACAAAACACCTGAAAGAATGAAAGAGTTGGTTAAGACTATACCGTATCCGGTGTTTAACGCTTTAAGCAATTCGGAAGGGGATTATGTTGTTTTGAAAAATTACAAAGGTACGGTTGAGTATAGATTTAAGGGCAGCTGGAGCGAGTGCTTGCAGTTGCTTTGTGATTTGAAGGAGGCAAAGGAGAGAGATGAATAAGTTTATTCCGAAAGAAAGACAAGAGCAAATTATGTTAGTACAGTATCTTAAAGCAAGAAGGATACCTCATTATGCGGTCCCCAACGGAGGTAGCAGAAACAAAATAGAAGCCGCAAGAATGAAAGCAGAGGGGATAAGCGCAGGAGTGCCGGATATTTGTATTCCTGTGCCGAATAATAAATATCACGGATTATATATCGAGATGAAGAGAAGAAAAGGTGGAGTAGTGAGTGAGAAGCAGAGAGAGTGGATAGATAGGTTAAACAGTAACGGATACCTTGCTGTTGTGTGTAGAGGGTTTGAGGAAGCGAGGGAAGTTGTAGAAAATTATTTAAAGGAGATTGAATGCCTAAAAGACCTTTGAAGCCGTGCGCGTATCCTGGCTGTCCGAATTTAGTTAAAGTAGGGCAAAAATATTGTGAAAAACACAGGAAGCAATCGCATATGGAATATAAGAGAAAAAGAAAAGATAAGCAAGAACAAAAAATTTACAGTTCAGCAAGATGGAAAAAGATAAGAGAGATGAAAATGAAAGAGTGTGGCGGATTATGTCAAGAGTGCTTAAAAAAAGGATTTATAGTCAAAGCGGAAGTTGTAGACCATATTATCGAAATTAAAGACGGCGGCTGTGCGTTTTGTTTAGAGAATTTACAGTGCTTATGTAAAAGCTGTCACGCTAAGAAGACGGCTCGCGCAAGGGAGGGGCGGGTTTGAAATTCCGCAGGCACGGGCGTTACATCGGCCGCGGAGTCACGAAAAAACAAAAACTGATTTTAGGGAGGTGGGAGTATGAAAGTTAGAGTTCCTGGACATTTAGGCAAAGAAGCAAAAAAAGCATTTAAAGCAATTGTTGAATATTTACAAGCAAAACAAAAGTTTGAAAATATTGATACGTTATTGATAGAGCAGTTTGCAGTTGCTTATGAAAGCTACCGAAAAAATTACGAAACAATAAAAGAGCAGGGCGAAATTCTTTACAGTGATAAAGGCAACGCTTACATGCACCCGGCAAAAAGTGCACTTGCCCAAGCGGTAAATACGATGCAAAGCTTAGCGAAAAGCTTGGGGATAGGCGAATACAACAGGAAGTTGGCGGGATTTGGCGTGGTGCAGGAAGAAGATGAATTTGAAAAATTCTTAAAAGGCACAGAGTGACGCTTAATGATTTAATAGCAAAAGTTAAAGAACTTACAAAAGACAAAAAAATCGGAAAATTACAACGCCTTGGCCGTGAAAGATTTTTGAAGGACTTGATTAGGGCTAAAACAGACCCTGATTTGAAATTTGATATTAAAAAAGCTGAACGAGTAGTTAAGTTTATACAAATGCTTCCTTATACAAAAGGCGCTAAGGCGGGACAAAAAATACAACTACAAGAATGGCAAACTTACGACATCATTTACCCTATATTTGGTTTTTACAAAAAAAATGATGACGGAGAGTGGGTTAGACGATACAATAAAGCATATAATGAAGTTGCAAGAAAAAATGGAAAATCTGAACTTGCCGCGACTATCGGTTTATATTTAGCTTTTGCGGATGGAGAAATGGGTGCTGAAGTTTATACGGTGGCTACAAAAAAAGACCAAGCAAAGATCGTCTGGAAAGCAAGCGAATTTATGAAAAAAAACTCTCCTCTTAAAAAGCATGTAAAGACCGCATATTCTACGATGATAATGGAATCTACCAATTCCATATATGCCCCTCTTGGCGCAGATAGCGAAACTCTTGATGGCCTTAACGTGCATGGCGCTATTATTGATGAGTTTCACGCGCATAAAAACTCTGGCTTATATGATGTTATTGACTCTGCGACAGGCGCAAGAAAAAACCCTCTTATTTTTATTATTACTACTGCGGGGGTTAATAAAAATTCTCCTTGTTTTATTGAAAGAGGATATGCTATAAAAATATTAGAAGGGATTATAGAAGATGATAACTATTTTGTATTTATAGCAACGATAGACGATGAAGACATAGAAAAAGAAAACTACTTTACCGAAGAAGTTTGGAGAAAAGCAAACCCTAATCTTGGTGTGTCTCTTTATTTAGATGATTTTAAAAAACTTGCAAGAGCTGCAAAAGAAGTGCCTACGAAATTAAATAACTTTTTAACAAAGCGTCTAAATGTTTGGACCGATAGTGTTGAAAGATGGATAAGCACGGATAAATGGAACGCAAGTTTTAGATATGTGATAAACGAAGAAGAGTTAAAAGGCAAAGTTTGCTTTGGTGGACTTGACTTGTCTTCTACTACGGATATAACCGCACTTGTGTGGCTTTTTAAACAAGAAAACGGAGATGATGAGTGGATAGACGTATTATGCCGCTTTTGGATACCTCAGGAAAATATGCGTGAGAGAGTAAGACGGGATAAGGTGCCTTATGATGTTTGGATAAAACAGGGTTGGATACAAACAACTCCTGGGGATGTGATTGATTACGATTTCATAGAAGCACAGATTAAAAAAGATTTTGAGAAGTTTAAAGTAAAAGAGCTTGCATACGACAAATGGAATGCTACGAGTATAATCAATAATCTTATGAACGAGGGAATTGAAAACCTTGTGCCTTTTGGGCAGGGATTTGCTTCTATGTCCGCATCTACAAAAGAGCTTGAAATGCTTGTCTTAAAAAGAAAATTTAATCATGGAAATAATCCGGTTTTGAAGTGGATGATGAGTAACGTTGCTATAAGACAAGATTCGGCCGGAAATATAAAAATAGACAAAGCAAAAAGCAGCGAAAAAGTTGACGGAATGGTTGCGGCGGTAATGGCGCTTGGGCGTATGATTGTAAATCAAGACGAAGGAGAAAGTGTTTATGAACAGCGTGGGATTAGAACATTGTGATATAAATTCTTTTTACGAAATAGTAGAAAGATTAAAAGACGTTATTTCGCAGAAATACAGAAGACGGGCGGTGCTTGATAAGTTTGTAGCTGATGAGCTTGGTATGAAATATCACACGTTCCGTATGTATAAGTACAAAAACATCCTTCCTATGAAAGAGCTTATCTCTTTTTGCTGCAGGGAAAAAATATCTCTTGACTGGCTTCTTTACGATAAGGATTTCCGCATAAAAAGGCTTGAATGTATATAAAAAATTGACAATTTAAGCCTCTCTTTTTTTAACTGCTACACTGCTATTATGGAAAAAATTAAACTGATTTTTGGACTTTATTTTCTGTTTTTATTGTTAAGTGCGGGGCTTGGTGTAGGCACATATTTTATTTATCCTGTTATCGCAAGATACGTTTTTGGTGTTTGTGTGATTTTGTCCGTTTTGATTGTAACGGCAATAATTTACAGCGAGGTTAAAACGTAATGGGAATATTAAGCAAGTTTTTTGACAGAGCACCTATACTGCCCGATACAAACAAAAGCAGTATTTTTAAGTTGTTTGTAGACGGGAACGTAGGCGTAATTGACAGCGATACTGCTATGAGGCACACGGCGGTTTACAGCTGTGTAGATATTATCACTTCTTCTCTTGCAAGCGTAGCACTTAACGTTTATAAAAAAGATAACGGCAAAAGAGTGCTTGCCGATACGCATCCGCTTTATGATATTTTGAAATACTCTCCAAATTCTTATTTAACACGTTTTGACTATATCAGGATGGTATTTCAGGATATTTTGCTTAGAGGAAATCATTATTCGCAGGTTGTCAGAAATCAAAAAGGCGAAATTATCGGGCTTTACCCTCTTATTGCTGACAATATGCAGGTTAAGCTAAGACAAAACGGCAGAAAAGTTTTTGTTTACCAGACGGCCGATAAGCAATACGCTTTAAATCAAGATGAGATTTTACATATTTTAGGACTGCCGGACAAAGACGGACTTACAGGATTAAATCCTATTGAATACAACCGCAAGGCGATTGAGCTTTCTATGACGACTGAGCAGTTTGGAATTAATTTTTTTAAAAACGGAGCAAACGGAAGCGGAATTTTATATCATGATAAAGTCTTAAGCGATACGGCTTATGAGAGACTAAGAAAAGAATTTGCGGATAAATACACGGGGCTCATGAACAGTGGGAAGCCTCTTATTTTAGAAGACGGACTTAAATACGAAAGGCTTAGTCTTAGCAATGAAGATTCGCAGTTTTTAGACACACGCAGATTTCAAAAAACAGAAATTGCCGCGCTTTTTAAAGTGCCTCCGTATATGCTTGGCGATATGAGCAAAGCTACTTTTAACAATATGGAACAGATGATGACTAACTTTGTTATGAACTGCCTTATGCCGCATGCGGTAAATTTCGAATTAGCGGTTAAAAAATACTTACTTAGAAACAAATCTTTTTACGTGAAATTTAATCTTAATTCTTTGATGCGCGGAGATTTTAAAACAAGAACGGAAGGTTACAGAACATTGATAAATATCGGGGTTTTAACACCTAACGAAGTTAGGGAGCTTGAAGAATTTAACGCAAAAGGCGCTGAGGCTGACGAGCTTTATATGCAAATGAACATGGCGCCTTTAAAAAATCTTGCAAAGGGAGAAAATGAAAACGATTAAGATACAAGGAGAGATTGGATGGGACGTATTAGCGCAAGAAGTAGAGACAGACCTTAAAAACGTAAGCGGGGATATTGTGGTTGAGCTTGACTCTCCAGGCGGTGACGTTTTTGAGGGTGTAAAGATACATAACCTTTTAAAAGATTACGACAAAGGAAAAGTTAGCGTTGTAATAAACGGCGTTGCGGCGAGTATGGGAAGTTATATCGCTATGGCCGGGGATGAAATAAAGGCATACGATAACGCTGTATTTATGATTCACAACCCTTGGACTGTGGCGATTGGTGATTATGTGGAGATGAGAAAGACGGCGGATGTGCTTGAAGGTTTAGCAAAACTGCTTGCTAACAAATATATAAAAAAGACCGGCAAGTCTGAGAACGAAATTAAAAGCCTTATGGATGATGAAAGCTGGTTTTTTGGAGAAGAGATTAAGTCTGCCGGGTTTGCGGATGAAATTATAAGCACGGATGAAAAAGAAGATAAGCAATCCCTTATAGCTCTTAAAAAAGAGCAGTTTAAGGCGGTTGTTAGAAAAATGAAAGAGCGTGAAGAAGAGGTGCAAAAAGAAAAAATTGCGGCGTTGGCGCAAATGCTAAATAAACAAACAGATGATAAAGAAAACAAAAAACAAAAAGCAAGTTATGAGCTTGCAAAAGCAAAATTAAATTTACTTAAAAGGAGTCTAAATGGATAAATTACAAGCACTTATGGATAGAAGAGCTAAAATTTTTGAAGAAATGAAAGCGTTGGTTGATAAAGGTGAAGATAGCTGGAATGCGGAAACAAAAGAAAAATACGCAAAAATGGAAGCTGATTTTGATGCGCTTACGGCACAGATACAAGCTATGCAAAAAGTGAGAGATTTTGAAGACAAGCTAAACACGCCTACAAGAGAGCCTATTACGGGAGCGAGCGCGGGCAAAACAAGTGCGGATGAATATAAAGCTGCGTTTGAAGCGTTTATAAAAGGGCAGTTGACACCTGATTTTAAAGCGGTATTACAAACGGGAGTAGATGAAAACGGCGGATATGTTGTGCCGGTTGAATATCAGAAAAAAGTTTTGGAAAAATTGGTTGAGCTTAGCAGAACGAGAGCTATTTCAAATGTAATCCCTACAAAATCAGACAGAAAAATTCCTATTGGAGGAGAATTACCGCAATTTGCGTGGATTGAGGAGACAGGAACTTACGGAGACGTAGATACAAACTTTGCGCAAAGCACACTTGGTGCTTACAAACTCGGCGGGATTATTAAAGTGAGCGAGGAAATTCTACAAGATACGTTTATCGACCTTGAAAACTACCTTGCTACGCTTATAGCAAGAGGGCTTGCAGTAGCGGAAGGTAAAGCGTTTGCGGTAGGAGACGGACAAAACAAACCGACTGGGTATATGACGCTTGATGCTGCGGTAACACTTGCTACTACAAACGGGATTACGGGAGATGAATTAATTGATATTTATTATTCTCTAAAATCTCCTTACAGAGAAAACGCGACCTGGAGAATGAACGACCAAACGCTTAAAGTTATTAGAAAACTAAAAGATGGAAACGGAAACTATATCTATGCGCCTGCATTAGTGATGGGCGAAAGAGATGCGATTCTTGGTAGACCGATTGAGCTTGATCCGTTTGTTGACACTCTCGGAGCAGGGAAAAAAGTAATATGTCTCGGAGATTTTAACTATTACTACATTGCGGACAGGGGCAACATGTCTATGCAAAAACTTACAGAAGCATTTGCTGTTAACGGGCTTATCGGATTTAAAGTAAGCAAAAGAGTTGACGCTAAACCTGTTCTTAGCGAAGCGTTTACAATTGCGAAATCTGCTGACAGTTAGGAGTAATGGATGAAAGTTAAACTCTTAACCTCTCTTGTGAGAGGCAGTGAATCTTACGGAGCTGGTGAGGTTATTAACGTATCTGAGCAAGAAGCAGTAAGATTTGTAGAAAAAGGCCTTGCCGAGCCTGTAAATAAAAAAGAATTTGAAAAACTACTTAAAAAAATTAAAGAAGAACGCAGAAAAAAAGAAGAGCAAGAAGCATTACTAAAAGCGCAGCTTGAAAAAGAAAGAATAGAAGCGGAGCTTAATGCGCTATATGCGGAAGTTATTGAAAAAGAGGCACTGCTTGCGGGTGTAACGCTTAGCGATAAAGACAAGTTAAAGCTTATTGAAGAGCTTAAAAACAGAGAAAGCAAAGTAACGGCGGATGATAAAGATACTAAGTGAGGCGGACGCTTTTGATAGCGGACTTATTGACCTTGAAGACGTAAAACTTTATCTAAGAGTTGTTGATACGGCTGAGGATGAGCTCATAAAAAGTCTTGTTCGTGCGGCAATAAAAAAAGCGGAAGCTATAACAAACAGGGCAATTACGCAAAAAGAGCTTATTTATTATTTAGACAATGCCCTTGAATTTGAGCTTCCTTATCCGCCTTTTATAGAGATTGTAAGTGTAAACGTAGAAAATTACGAGCTTGATACAAGAGGCGAGCTTGCGAAAATTACACTGCAAGAAGCGCAGGATATAGAAGTGCAATATAAAGCAGGGTATAGCATACTGCCGGAAGATTTAAAAATCTGGATTTATTCTACTACCGCTACATTATACGAAAACAGAGAAACTATAAGCGACGTTGAATTTTACAACGTGCCGACACGCTTTATTGATAGCCTGCTTGACAGATATAAAGTAAGGTGGTTTGGGTGAGAATAGGGCGTTTTAGGCATTTAATAAGTGTAATTGATTATGACGTTTCGATAAATGAATACGGAGAGGAAGAGAAAACGGAAAAAGAAGTTTTAAAAACCTGGGCGGAGGTTAAGCCTTTAAAAAGCACGGAGATTTTTGCGCAGGGGGATTTTTTAAGCACTACGCACAGGATAATTACGCGCTACACTAACAAAATAAAGCCTACACAAAAAATTAAGCTTGGAGAGCGGGAATTTGAGATAACGGGAATAAGGGACTTTTTTGAAAGGCATCGTTTTTTGGAGATTTTAGCAAAGGAACTTAATTGATAGACGTTAAGGTTAAAATGAACGTTAGCGAGATTGTTATGGAGCTTGAAAAGCTTGAAAAGAAGATACAGAAAAAACTTGTAAGAAAAGCTATGCGAGAAGGCGCTAAGGTTTTGCTTGAAGAAGCGAGGGCAAGAGTGCCTGTAAGGACCGGCAACCTTAAAAAGTCCCTGGGAATAAATACTCGCACAAAAAAAGGTAACGTAATTATGTATGTATCCCCCCGTAGAGGTAAAGGCGTTAAATATGACGGATTTTACGGGCAGTATGTAGAACTTGGACACGTATTAAAAAGAAAAGGCAAAGTAATAGGGCACGTGCCTCCGCACCCTTTTTTGCGCCCTGCGTTTGAGGCAAAAGGTGAAGAGGCGGTTAGGGTGTTTTCTAAGACTTTAAAAAGGCTTTTGGATGAGTATCGAGGCTGATGTATATAAAAAATTGACATATCTAAGCGTGCCGGTTTATCCTGTTAAAATTAAGCAGGAAAGCGATTTCCCTTGTATTGTTTATACGGTTGTTAGCGAGGTTGACAGGGTCGCGGAAAATGCGGGGGAAGTTGCTTATAAAAATTACAGATTCCAGGTTGACGTTTTTTCTAAGAGTTACAAAGAGGCAAAAGAGCTAAAAGATAAGGTAATAGAAGCGGTAACGGAGCTTGGCGCTACGGATATAAGCGTTGTGGATATGTGGGAAGAAGAGGTTTTTTTATACAGAGAATTAATTGATTTTACAATAAAAGGAGTGTAAATGGCGCAGAGTAAAACGCTTGGAACGATTATAAGAATAAACGGCACGGATATTGGAGCGGTTTTGGCACTTGGGACAATTTCTTTGGAAAGGAACACAAAAGAATACAGAGCGCTAAACAAAGAAGAGGTAGAAGTTGTTGTTGGAACAGTAAAAACGGGAAGTTATCCGATTAAGGTTGCGTTCGACCCTGCGGATACGGGCGCACAGGGAGCGCTTAAAGACGCATTCTTAAACGCGAATCCTGTAAAACTTGAAATTGAGCTAAGCGACAAAGGCGATAATAACGGGACTATTTTTACATGGGACGCGGCGGTTATTGACAAACTTGATATTGAGCAGGAAGAAGACGGGCTAAATATCGCAAACTTTAACGTAATTACGCCTGGATTGCCTAACATTACGGCTGCAAGTTAAGGATAACGGATGAAACTTACGCTTGACGTGCCTATTGAAGTAAAGATTGAAGAAAACGGAAAAGTAAAAGAAACGCTAAAAGTTACCTTCCGTTACCCTACAAAAAAAGAGGAAATAGAGTTTAAAGAGCTTGAAGAAGAGGTAAAAGGGCTTTTTAAAAAGCTCTCTAAATACGAAAAAGAGTTGCAAAGAATCGAGAAAAAAATCGAATACGCGGAAAAAAGAGAAGATTACGAAACGGC